ATGATCAGGAAGAACAACTTCATGCCCATATTTATTCTTACCAACAACAATGGCATCTTGTGCTGGCATACCTTTAAACTTACCAAAGTCTGGCACTTTTACGGTGACTACTGCGCCTTCTGGAAGGTCAATAGAAGTTGGTTCAAACAACCCTTGACGATCAATCTCATTTGCAATCTTATTGTGCAAGACATCAATAGCAGCTTGACGTTTCTCAGCGTTTGGCTCACGCATAATCGCTTGACGATCAGCGTCAAACATATTACTGACTTGCTTCCAGGTGCGACCAAATCCAGTATCAGTCAACTGAAGATGTGTAGCCTTATCGCCCTCACCAACACGTACATGGCGATCATATCGCTTACGTTGTGGCATGAGGTCAGACAGGCTTTGCGGGAACATGGATTCTTCTATCCTGCCTCGGACAATAGGCTCTGCTCCCTGTGTATTAATCATTCCGGCATTAGCTCGGATATGTGTACCGTCAGGCAATGCAACCAAATATGCGTTGGTTGCTTTACCACCGATTTTACTTACAACCCTCGCAGGTATTGCTTCAAATTTAGAATCTAGTGAAACGGTATCTGGGAATACAGACTTATCCGCAGATAGCATTACGTCTGGCATAAATGGTGCTGGAGCTGGGTTAGGTTTAACTCCTTGAGCTGCCATTGCTTCTACTAGTCGCTTGTTGATCTTTTCATTGCGGATTTGACTGACTGGTACAGTAGATACAGATGATTGTCCTGTAGGCGTAATGTCACGGACAACAACGCCAGCATCGCGCGTAATGCCGAGAATCATTCTGTCTTGATTCGTACTAGCGTCTTTGTAAATGAGAATTGGGTTACGCCGGAAAACTGTGTCCGTACCACCCAAGCTAAATGCAGCAGCTTTAGTGCGTTCTCCAGCTAGTGCAAAGTCATTGTCCGTATGAATCCACGCCTTACGTGTTTTAGGATCATAGACAGCATACCTAGCACCCTTGATAACTGGTTCACCTGCGGCGTTTGTAGCAGACTCCAACCTTCCACCGAGGTTGATTCGCCTCATACCTTCTGGAAGCTGTTGAGCGTTAGCAACAGGTTGCTGTGCCATTGCAGATTTACCAGCCATCTTGGTAAGTGCGCTTTGAGTTATTCGATCTAGACCCTTATTAAGTCCACCATAGACTTGTCTGCCTAGACGTGTTTCACCCTGCATAAATACGCCCATTGCGCCTTCAGCAAGGATGTCCCATGCAGTCTTACCTGGTCCACCACTTTGACGTTCACGTTCAGACTGACGAGCTGCCATGACTACGTTCATAGCGCCTTCGCCGAATCGTTCACCAAGGTCAGCAACTAATGCGTTTTGATCGGTAATACCTTTACCAAGGCCTCGTAAGCCAGATCGTTTAAAACCACTAATAGCTTTCTTAGCACTGAATCCATGTGCTTTAAAAGACGGCCCAAACATTGCTAGGTCAGGAGCTTCATCACCAAGACGTGCGGCAAATGGATATTGAATCTGCAAACTTTCACGTGTTGCTTTCATCGCCTGATTAGCATCACGCCCTAATGCCATATCGGCAATTTTCTCGTTTGCAAGTTCACCAAGATAGGAACCGCCGACCATACCGGCGATACCACCCATAACACCACCAAGGATAGCACCAGTTGGGCCGAATCGAGCGCCCAGCTTAGCACCACCAATAGCATTGCCAAGTGCTGATGTAGCCGCTCCAAACAGAAGCGATGAGCCACGAGTTAATGCTCTACTACCAATGATTCCATATGGAATTGTTGCGGCACGGTTGATGGCTGATTCGCCAATAATCTGTCCAGAATCAGTAAGTGGGTTGCCAGTTTCCTGTAACGCAAAGCTGGGGTCTTGTCCAGTAAACCTACGTCCGAGTGCTTCAAACGGTGTTGCAAAACCTTCGCTAACACCTGATGCAATTTTGCCAGATTGATAAACTCCAATGCCAAGTTCACGCAATGGATCTTGCTTAAACGATTCACTAAGAAACGGTACTTCTACACGTCCAGCAATTGGTAGGTCTCTGTATCCACTTTTATCCTGCTCAAATCGTGCATAGTCTTCTGGGGTGTATCCCATCTGGTTGAGTGCGTAATCACGTTCTTGCCTAGCAAAACCCATCTGATCACGTAGATCAGCTTTGATTGATGCACGTTGTTCTGCAATACGATCTTCAGAAGCGTCTGGTCTATATTCTCGACCTACAAAGTATTTACCTTTACCTTCTTTGTAAAGGTCAACTACTCGATCAGTTCTATACTTTTCGATAGCACGTGCGTCAGCTCTATCAATAAGACCTTTTGCTTTAGCCTCATTAAAAATGCCATCAAAATCTTTGCTGAATAATTGATCGTCGAACTTAGTTGCGTTAAACAACGCATTTGTCATACCCTCTTTGGTGTTGACGTTAGTTCGTTTCGATGCAATGTCGATACGCTGAGAAAGTGGTAGTTCTGACCAACCATTGGAAAAACGCTTTGAGCTGTCCATGGTCTGATTTTACCAAGAACAGCTCATTGTTTCTTACCTTCTGTTGTAATCTCTGCCAGGACGTGAAGCACCTGGTCCTGGATGTTGACCAGGTCTTAGGTTAAGTGGATTGTTGGTTCTAATCTTTCTAGCAGCTTCTGCCGCGCCTTCTGCACTTGGGTTAGTACCTGGCATAACAACATTTCGCTTGACATTATTTTTTATACCTGTGTATACAGGGTTAGCTCCCGGAGTAAATGGTCTATCACTTACGCTTACACCAGTACTCCATCCAACAAGTTTGTTCAAAGCAGCTTCGTCAGTCATTCCTTGATTTGTTGTCAAATCCATCATGCTATCCATGAACGCACCGTTTTGATCATTGAGCATAAAATGCAATGCTTCGAAACGTTGTTTGTCTTTTCTGGCTTCACCTATAAGTTTGTCAATGTTAGCTAAATCAGCCGGTTGTAAACCAGGTGCACCCTTAGCTTGTACAAGTTTACCGATACTGACTTCTGCGGCTGCAGCTAATCTTAACGGCTGAATAGTAGAGTTCAGTTGCAATCCTGCCTCCTGCAAAGCTAATCGTTTATCACCTTGAGAAAGTTTTGCATTATCAATTGCAATTCTGGCATTACCTATAGATTGAGCAAGTGCAAGTTTACCAGCATTGATCTCCACCATTGCTTTTCTATACTCAGGCATAGACGCAATGTTTAAAATGTTTGCCGTCATCAGCTTAGTTTTTAGTTCAGCTTGTTTAATGATTTCAGGCTTAGTAGCATCTACAATTTGGAATTTCTGCCTTTTCAAATTTGTGTCAGCTTGCTTTGATTCAATGCCAGCTTTATCAATAGCTCCTAAGTCATAGCTTGCAACTGCTGGTACTTCTCCCATCTTTGTAGACATAGGCATTTGATATGTGAACCTATCATCATTAACGCCAGCTGCTTGTGGGTTATACATTGCACCAATAGAACCCGCTAAATTTGCCATACCAACTGGGTTCATGCCACCACGGCTTGCCATGCCACCAGCTAACATTTTCATCATTGCATCTTGACGTGGATCAAATTGACTACTTCCTACTTGGAAAGCAGTTTTTTTAGCGTCATCGATAAACGTAGGCGTCTCACCAGGCATCAGTTCTTTACCACGTGTTTGTTCAAACTGTTGTCTGTTTATTAATTGTGGGTCACCAGATTGTGCATCTGGAATTAAACCGGGCTGAGTTATACCAGGTATAATGCTTCCAGGCTTAGGCAAGACAGATCCAACGTGCTGTTCAATGTCTTCTGGTTTGTATACGCCAGACAAAATTTGCCGTTGTTTATTCTGTGCAGTATTCCAAGCACGAATCTGATCAGGGCCTTTTAATCCAGAAATGACTTTAATATCTTCACTCAGTGCATTAGCCGCGGCAATGTTAGCTTGATTACGCAGACCTAACGCACGATCATTAGCTGACAATTTATCTGATGCACGACGATCAGCAGCCGTTTGCCTAGCATCTTCCATCTGCCATTTTCGAAAAGCGTCATTTGATAGTTCTTGAGAACGCCTAAATGCAAGATCATCTTGTTTAAGCTTAGTACCAAGGTAACCTTGCTTTTGACGCTCACCAAATTGCAGAGCGTTGAGATAACCTTTACCAAAACCTGTAAGTGCGGATCCAAATCCAGAATTAACTGCCATGTTTAACGTCCTCTATAATAATCAGGTTTTTGCCCTGCATTGTATGAATTGTAAAAACCTGTACCTTCAGACATTGGACTTCCGCCAAACATTTGTTGAAGGAATTGCATATATTGGTCACGATTCATCATATTTCCCTGTGTATAACGAGGATCTAAACTTTGATCAGGATTTTCTTCTTCAGGACTACGTGTTCCAAATTGTCTGTTATCTGGAGCTTGATAATATTCGGGTGAGAAACTACCTTCCGTATCAGGCATGACACTATATGAACCATCTGGATTAGTTGGTGTTTGACGGACAGGACTACTATTTACGTTTCCGCTATTAATGCCAGAATTTGCATTTGGTCGTAATCCAAGTGCAGTAAGAAATTCGTTATTGGCCCTTCGTGATTGTTCCATTCCCATAGCCGTTCCAGCCATGTTCATTACTCCACCAATCATGTTAGCTTCTCGATCACGATTCGCCTGTGAAAGAGCATCAGCACGTGCCTTCTCTTGTGCATTTAAACTATACAAACTTTGATCAAGACCCATCATTCCTGATCGACCCATGTTGTAGTAGTTATCTCCACGTCCAACTTGTGATCCTGCCATATTAGCCAATGTTTGTATGTAGCCAGGTTGGCTATTCATATTGGTTTGCGCGGCGTTATAAGCACCTTGTGCCATACCACCAACCGCTGCTTGGTTAATGCCTCCAAAACCTGATACAGCCTGACCGCCACCAATCATCCCACTAGTGGCTTTCATGCGAGCTTCAGCCGCACGACGAGCGTTTTCTGTGTTTGCAGCTGCTCCAGCCATTTGACGTGTGTTGTATTCTGTAGATAGACCTCTATCTGCCAGCTCCTGCATACGTCCAATCTGGTTTTCGATCATAGGGTTATACTTGTCCCTAAGAGCTTGACCAGCGCCCATATCAGCACCGTATGTGCCACGCATACCAGCTAAGTTACCCTTAGCCTCACCCATAGCCATTTCTTGTGCGGATGGGCCTCGATGTCCACCACCAATACCCAACGTACGACCAAGGCTACTTAAACCTTTAGAAATCATAGGCATAGCAGCCATAGCTGCCATTCCCCAAGGTCCACCAAGAGCACCTAGTGCCTTTCCACCCAATGCAGTACCAAGCCCATGAGTCAAACCATACTTAAGAAGTTCATTCTTAGCCGTACCCATACCAGCATTCATGAAAGATTCACCAATGCTACGACCTGAAGCAAGACCCATACCAGCAGAACCTAGCATTGAACCCCATGGTGTTTTCATGAAGTTGCCCATGCCGCCCATTTGCCCACCACCTTGACCCTGAACGCCTTCTTGAAAATCTTCAGGATCTTGAGCCAATTGCATACCGCCTATACGTGGCTGTATTGGATTGCCATAAGGATTAAATATTGCTGGCATTCCATTCCAAGAATCGTTTCCCATTACGCTACCTTTACCCATCCGTTAAATGTGCCTACTTTGACACCAATGAATTGTCCAGCCTGATATTGCGATGACAAGTTTGTAAATGATGAAAGCTTGTATATGGATTCACCAGATGCGGCATTGATTGTTACAGTGTTAGCTGTGGAATCGGTTTTCATAACTACGCATAGTTTACCAATACCGCTACCGGACACTGGTAACGTAACAGTTATTGCACCTGATGTGGCGTCCGCTAAAACAAGAAGAGGTGAATCATAAAACGTTGCAGATGCTGTAATCGTTTTAGTAATCATGTTTACTGGTGCGTAGGGCAACAACGGAGTTCCAACAATCGCTATCTGTTCGATAGTGACTGATGTCATACCATTAAGTTGCGAGCCGACAGAAGATTCTGTACTACCGCTTCCAGTGTTTGTTGTGTCTGGGGTGATTACGTCACCAGTAGACATATCCATTAAAGTGACCTAGCAATTCTTGCATCCGTACAATGAATGTGAGAAGCAAATAATTTACCAGCGGAATATGACCAGCCATATAATTTGATCTGCATTACCGTTGCAAATGTGTCACGTTGTACTGCTCGTATAGCAAAAGTGCGATTAAAGTTATTAGGCACGTACCAACGACCAGAACCGTGTTTATTAGTGCCTACCTCATCTTGTATTGCCCAATAAAGAGAGTATGCGTATGAGACAGTAGCACCAACAGGATTCGTTATTGAACCTGTAACAGCAGATCCATCTAGGTTCTTGATTGTAAACGCACCTGGCCCAACTGTATCAACTATGTAAAACGTGTTTGCCGTTGCACCTGTCGTAGCATTGTAAGGAAGCATTACAACGTCACCAGATGAAAACGGATAACCTGGACAAGTAATCAAAGATCCTAATGCGTTTATAGCGTAACCAGTAGGCGTACCACTATTTACATGGCAATCAAGTTGCGAGATTCTGTTTTGATTGTAGTAGGCAATACCTTCGCTGTAAGTCTGTCCATACTGCCTAGATGTAAAAGCCCAATAGATTGGGTTGAATACACTGGTAGTTTGCTTATCTACATTGCTAGTCAATTTATAAATTTGACCGTTAGTTCCTAGTGCGTAAAAGTCTGCTTGGTCATTACCAAAGCTGAGTGAAACGCCACCAGTAAATCCAATGAAAGATGATGGAACAGTTCCAGAAAGACCATTGGATGTATCAGATGGAATAGTACGCCACCTAGTCCAACCTCCAGTTCTAGTATCAAAGACATAAACGTACGTATTGTTTGTGTCACCAACGCCCGGAGCAAATACAAAAAGACGTCCGTTATGTAGCGCGTAACTTATTCCTCTGTAAGCAGAGGGTGTTAGATCTGGAGCGCCTGTTGCTTTATCCAAAGACAACATCTTACGCAATTCAACACTACGTGGAGTTATGGTTCCATCAGTAAATTGAACTACACCAAGTGGTGATTGCCACATTAGCTGTCCAAATACAGACATAGCAGCTCGTGGCGATATACAACCCGTACTTGCCTCAGTAATCATTGACTGAATAGTAAAGGTAGATGGATCCCAACCTAACAGCGGATAAACGCTACGCTCTCTAACAACCAACATTGCGGCAGATGTACTGTTGTTGAAGAACATCTGATCGCCACCGTATGACAACAATGTAACAATCTTCTCATTGTCAAACTTTGATGACAGAGTAAAGCTTGTACCTTTAAAGTCATGGTTAGGGTCTGTAACGTCTGGAACCATGGTTGTATATAGAGAATACTCATTCCCGTAATTTAGTACCCATGACCCATAAACAGTATTACCTTTAGATACCCACAGTCGTTTTTGATGGATTGCAAGTGACGTACAACCATTTGGGAATTGATCACGACCTGGTTCAAAAAACTGACCTTGGTCGTATGGTGCACCTTCATAGAACAGATCACCATCAGGAACGTTGTCAAAGAATGTAATCTCATTCCATGTCCCTGATGTTGTTATTGAATTAATTGTTGTAGTCCAGTTACTCCCGCTTGATGCAGATGCAATAGGTACAACAGCTACTAGTCGAAACCTTCCATCAGGGAATACGCCGGACGCCCTGCGATATACACAGATATGCGTGTACTTGTATGTTGATACTGATGTGTACGTTGGATTATGTCGTAGCCACAGCGTACCTGTACCAGTAAATGCAGTAACGTTCTTGACAGCATACGTGAGTGATGCGGGTACGTTAGCAGTTAATACAACAGTACGTCCGGTCACTCCGTTAGAATCCGTGTATGTAACTGTCCCTGCTGTAGTAGAAACAATAGCCAATTGATTTGACGCAGGAACTGTATCTGTAACAAATTCAGATGGTGTTGACGATATTACTAAAGGATACGTATCCCATTGTGCATCACAGGCTGGATAGGTCTGCGGATTAAGTATCACAGAAGCTCGGCTGTAAGCAGCGGTAGTGCGTACAGTATTGCTTGCGTTACAAGGCAATGTTTCCAAGCCAGTCTGATAGGTCGTACCCTCATGAAAGGTTGGTGGCCTAAGGTTTGTTTGATCGCTACTATACCAACGAGTAAAGGTATATTCGTAATCAGTGTCAGGTGTCAAGTTTCCGTTGCAGGACAGCTCACCTATTGAAAACAAAATTGTATTGTGGGTTACATCTGGATATTCTGTTTCACAACGTACGTACAAGTACTGAACGTTATTACGTTTATTCTGGCTGATTCCGTATATCTTCCATGTCATGTATCCCTTGTCGGAATCGTATATGCCATAACCAGTCCATTCAGGCGTAGCCGCACCCGTGTTCAATACCCCCAGGCTTAGATAAGGCAAGTTTGTTTTGATAGCCGTAGGGAAATCCATACGAAGACTAATAGTGTCGTTACGTGATAAATCTGTTGTCGTTAGATTACTTAGGCGTAACGTAGATCCTTTTAGATAACCAGCTCCGCTAGGGCTAAGAGAGTCATTTACACATTTGGCTCTGATATTGACCATGTTGATAGGGTCAAGTGCGTTCATAGCATCAGGAGCCATGTGATCTAATATGCCCCAAATACCAACGTTATCAACAAGAATTCCTTGGTCAGATCCAGTTCCTTGAGCCGGGTTGCCTGTTTGCAACTTAATACTAATTTTGCTTAGTGTAGATTGCCACGCTCGAAGGTCAACAATAACAGTAATTGCTTTCCAGTCAGCAATACTTGTAGCCACAGCTGGGGAAATGTTTTGTGTAAATATTGCTCCTGGAATGTTAGTGCCAGAGCTATCTTTACCAGTTACCGTAATACGTACAGATTGATTACGAGGTGCTGTCATTGAGTCATTGTTAAACATGACGCACTTGAACATAAATAAGGCTACTTTTTTAGTTTCCGACCCAACAGTATAGGATGGTACTAATTTGTCAAATGAGGTAACTGCATCAGAGCCACCGTCAAGTAGCATTGCAAGTGTGCCTGTGTCATAAGACAACAGTGTTCCAGCACCTCCGTACCACTGAACCGCCGTAATAGTTTTACACGTTGGACTTGACGTTGACTGCCAAAACGTAGAGCTTGGGTTTGAGCCTGATGAATCAGATTCAAATGTGTAACCAACGTTGGTTGCTACATTGGTAATTAATTCGTTTGATCCAGCATTAGATATTGTTGCAGTGTGTACTCCACTTTGCGATCCTGTAGCAGTAATTGCTGTTCCACCAGGTGATGCCGATACGGTAATAATTGACGTAGTGGCACTTACTATGTAATAAGTGCCTGATATGGAAAAACCTGTAGGCAATGATCCAGTAGTTGCAAACGTTACCTGAGACCCAACTGCAACATTGGTAAGGTTAAACGTACCACCTATGTTGGCAGAACCAATCGTAAATGTAACAGTAGGTGTTGCAACAGTAGTGTAATTAAATGTGGGGTCAACGCCACTAACAATAGCGTTGTCAATTCCACGCAAAGAAAATACGCTGTAGGAACCAGCCACTGATGGTGCTAATGACGTCGATCCACTAGATACAGAAGAAACCTCAAATGAGCTGCTAGATAGGTTAGTCGATCTTACATAGTAAACCGTGTTAGGTTTAATGACAGTGTCGTTAGCCGAGTTCAAAAATACTACCGGCTCATTAGCTACAAAATTATTTGCACCAGTAATAGTTACATTTGATGCTACGAATGTCACAGTTAATGCGTTTTGAGCGATAGGTCTAATAGGATTGGTTAGAACAGAAGCTAGTGGAGTAATTAGATCTGTGCCGTTTTTATACATCGGCTTAACGGTAGGCACTACATCGAGGATTGTGCCATCTGTTCGAAATACGTTTCCACCACCTTCTCCTGGTACACCATAGATGTACTTACCAAACTGAATCATCCTAACCTTTGAAGGATCAGCAGTTACAGTTCCAAGGAGAGTAGTAGACGTACCACCAGCTACAAATTTACGAATGTTAGCTGTCGTTCCACCAGCAGTGCCCTCAGCATAGATGATGAAGTTAGATGAGTTGTCTGCCTGACGATATGCAATTGGCTCATAACTAGATGTTAAACCAGTAAGTGATGTGAGCTGTGCTTGCCAACCAGGACGCACTACAAGAGCACCACCATCGTTCCATAAATTAATGGCGTCTTGAACATATCCGTCTTCTAGGTTGTTTGGCTGTATGTTTGTATTGATGCCAATAAATCGTCTATCACCAAACGTATATGTTTGGTTTACAACCTGGGCACTTCGAGTTGTATCAGCCATCGCAAGCCTTCCTTATCCATCCATTAGCTAGTGTTGCTGGCTTAGTGTACGACAAACAGGTTGTGTCATTTTGACGTGTAAAAGCATTGGTTAATGTCTGTGGTTGTTTGTAGTCAGGGCAGTCGCAAAGATCCGGAGGAGGAGTCGGCCCTGAACCACCAGGAGCCGATATTCCTCCAATCCATAGAAAGAATGGCGAGCGAAACCCTGCTGCCATTATGCAGGATCAATCCCTGTTACTGGTATTGCCGCTGAATCTGTAGATAAGCTTGCAGTCCAAGCAGATGGCAGTGTTGCGCCATCATCTTCTTGGTACACAGTCAGCGTTGATCCTGAAATGGATGTTTTGTTTCTTAGTACACGCAAAGCACTTGTAACTGTACGTCCACCGTCAGCGGCTCCTGCAATAGAACGTCCCAGCAGTTTGTCTGCAATCGCACCACGTAAGTGAACGTGCATTGGAAGAATCATAAACTCATCACCAATATTAGGTGCTTGATGCAATGGCTCATCAAACGTGAGCGTTCCTGATGCGTTAGATGAACTGATTATTGTGCATGAACCAGCAACATTTGCTCCTGTTAAAAAGACAATTGTCTGATCAACAAATGCACTATTAGTATATGAAGTAAGTGATGTCTTACACCCATTAACTGTTGGTGATGGAGAACCTACTACTGTTCCATAGATCGCACAGTATCCTCTAGCAAGTAGAGCCATTACGTCAACCATCTTGTAACTACTTAAGTTTCCGTATGTAGCAGAATCAGATGTAATAATGCTCGTCCAGACGTTTAACGGCATATTCAACAAACTGTTGAGCAAGCCTGTAGTTTCTGTATATACACTACGCACATAACCACCAGCGGTTGTTGCAGTTGGATATGTTACAGAACTAGAAATATCTGTCAACCAAGGGTTACCAGCAGCTCCAGCATTCTTCAGATATGTGCCAGCAAGCCCAGCGGTTGCATATGCACTGATGTTATAGTCCCAAATTTCTTGTACAGCACTAGAAGCAAGTTCGGCATTAGTAATAGCGTCTGTAGCAATAACCGTTGATGTAATTGCATCAGCCGCAAAGCGAATCTTATTACCTGTTCCAGCCGCAGAAGCAATGACCAGAGCATCATCCGCAAATGTAGTTGATGAAATTGCACCCGTTGCATAACGTATCTTAGTGCCTGTACCTGCCGCGTTTTGAATGACTAGAGCATCATCTCCAAATGTGGCAGATGTAATAGATGCGGCATTAATTGTTACAGCCTGAGTTCCAGATACTGCGAGGTTTCGGTTAGCAGTTGTCGTGCGACAAATCTTAGTGCCATACGTGTCTGTGCCAAGAGTTTCACCAGTACCAGCGGTTGCATACGATGCAACCTGTGCATTCCATACACCGGATGCAATCCACGATTCACCAGCACCTGTCAACTGTACTTCAGCCATCATTGGTGCAACGCCCGTGGCTTGCACGGAAATTAATAACTGTGAAGCGTTAGTTACTGCAAATCGCGCATCTGCAATTTGCATTTCGTAAACACCAGGGAAGTTAGTAGCGTCAACTTCTCTAAACCTAACTTTTGTTGCGGTAGGTGCTGAATAAGTACCAAGAGTAGTTACAGTTTCTACAGTTGAGCCAGCTGCTGTATATGTTGTAGCTGTTGCTTCTGTATTTGCTATTGTGCCAATTATTAATCCTGAACTACTAAATGTAAGTCCGGTTTTACCTGCACCTGTAGTACTTGTGGAGTCCAACAAGAACACGCGCAATATATTGCTTGTGTTGCCGTTTCGTATTATAAATTTAGCCACGTATTCCTCCAGCCATACCGGGATGAACAAGCAATCCGCCTGAACTACCACCAGGTGTAACTACATCTTCTAGAACTATTGTAGCAATTGGTATTCCAACACTTGGATTAGTTACTTTAGTAAATGTACCAGTAGTACCATTTCGATATCCAAATTCAACTGAATTCAACATAGTTCTATAAGCAGTTTTATATGTATCTCCAGCAGTGAAATACTTTAATGATTGGTTTCCAACGCCTTCACCTACAACCCAATATATGTTAGATGGAGTTATTGTTGCAGGTGACAAAAAAGATGCTCGATAACTTGCAAAACTTTGAGATGTACCAAACATAACATTAGATGATGATGATTGTATAGTTGTATTTGTTGTTTGATCTATGAGTCTAAAGATGACGCCACCAGAAGCCCAGCCATATTGGTAACCAGCTATAATGACTTCTGATACTCTGGCTGATGTTATTGTGCTAGGTAGTTGAAAACTAAAGCCAACTTGATTTGTTGAACCACCACCAGTACCAGCAGATGTTAACGTAGCCGATGGACTAGGTAATCCATACCAGTTGGTTCCATCACTAATGCCAAATACTGGGAATCCACTATAAATCGTGCTTGTAGTTGTTGTTCCATTAAATGATTGTTCTACTGGATACCATGTTGCTTGAGTACTAAGAGGTGTATTTGTAATGGATCCATTAACAGTGAAATTGTAACCAGTAGACCATAGAGTATCCGGATACATAACGAACGCATATTTTTCACCCTGTGTTACAGCAAAGCTCATACCAGTAAGCTCTGCATAATCATTAGGATTAAATAAACTAACGTCCGTGGTTCCTTGTGTACCAGATACCCATGTCCCAGATGGAATACCAGCAGGTCCAAATCCAGCACCGTTAGTAACAACTGTTTGAAGACCGTAACGCAATGTAGACAATCCACCTACTGCATTTGCTGTCACATAAACAACTGCTTTAGTGATTGTCATAGTAGCAGGTGCAGTAAACACCATTGCTTGAATAGCTCTGTTACCACCTACGTTACCAATTTGCTTAGTTGTGAAAGCAAAACTAGTATCGTGAAATGGCATAAAGGTATCAAGATTACATTTAAACGCTGCCATCTCTCACCTTTACTATGTTTCCATCAGGATCATCTACATCAAATATAAATTGCTTACCAATAAGATTAGAACCAAGAGTATCAATGTAATGCGTAAATATATAGTCCCAAGGTGAACCAAAGGTAAATGGATCTGACTGCACATTAGTGCCGTTCCAGATCACAGCGGTTTTTTCACTGACGTTGATAAAGTATTCGTCGTGTGTACTTGAGGATCCATCATCTGTATTGATAGTGACTGTACGTTTACCACAATCAAGAACGTTTACGGTTTGCATTATTCACTTACCTTTTTCCATCTAATTCTGTGCCAGGCAAATGCCCAAGAAAACAATCCAGCCAATCCGACATTTAAAACTATTTCCGATACAGGAGGCGTAGATAATGACAAAACATTCATCAATGAACCAGCTGCTGTTCCAGCAAGTGACAATTTAATCCACAAACGTAAATAAAACGGCATCCCAGAGACAGGATTACTTTCAGATTGAAGCATTGCTATAAATCCTGTAATTGAAATGGTTATAAAAAATGAGGCCACAGCATTAATCAGAGTTGCCATCCTTTTTCACCTCAGTAGTACTTTTAGTTAACTTTAATTTATCGGTAATAAGTTCTACGCCACGGAGACCTAATGTACCCATAAGAAAACTTAAACCTAGCATATACTTAGGGTCACTTATTTTCAACTGATCGGCAATTATCGGAGTAAGGTATGTGGCACTAGCTGTGCCAGACAATGTAGCAATAATCAATCCTGTTAAGTTTTTGTGACTTTGACGTGAGACGCCTACAAGACTTCCAAAAAATCCAGCAACAATTTGCTGAATTTCTTCTGCGGATAAACCTCTATCAATTGCCATCGTGCATGTCCCTCGTCGCTTCACTGACTTTAGTTACCTCCGGTAGTTTTGCCGAGAAAACAGGAAGACTACTATCTTGCCTCATGAAGAAAGCAATCAACGCGGTTGTCATAGCGGGTATACCAGCACGGAGTCCTTCAATGCCAGAAATTAGTAGAGCTTTGGTCACCACTCCATACGTTGCATTGTCAGCAATATGAAGTTGCTTCCAAGCGGCATCGAACTCTGGGGCAGCACTAGCCATGAATGAAGCTAATGCAACAAGAACAACTCGTCCCCAGGCAATGTTCATTAACTTTGCCCTAAAACTGGTGGCACTGAGAATGGGCCACCCGCCTGTCGAAGACCAGCATCTAGTTGCATATACAACTTCATACGACCTTCGTTATACCAGTTACGCCAGAACATACGTTGTGAAACGGTTGGGTCATCGATATTCTTCATGGCTAATTTAGTTGCCACATATGAAGGGATCATTTGCTTCATAAGATCATCAGGAATGAACGTAAACTGTGTAGAATCAGATATTGTTACGTCAGGTATGCCATACCCATAAACTGTAACTGACCCTACGCTTGTTGTTGAATATGGATACAAACTGACAGAGAAGTTATCGAGGCGATACCAATGAGTAATGCCAGTAGATGAAGAAACAACAGTGGATGCATAAGCTAGATCGTTAGCACGTACACTAGACTCTGATGCGTGTAGTAATCGAGTGGATCCAATGTATGTGTCAGTCGGAAACCACATTGTTGCACTGCTTGGCGATGTGCTGGTCATACTCGTAAGTAGCACATTACGTGTGTTAGCACCAAACGTTAGTGTTCCACTAACTTGATAAGCAACGCACGTACGGCAGATTTCAGCTACAGCCTCTGCAATAAAATTGTTAGCAGTAGTATCGGATGACACCGATGCAGTGCCGTCTCCAGCACCAACAATACCTAGAGTTGAGTTTGTTGCTTCGTTAAGTAGCTTGTAAGTTTCAGTTCGAAGCTGAGCCATTGTAAGCATTACACAGCTCTCCTAATATACGTAGCAGCAAACGACTCAACCATTCCAAGCCGATCCACATACTGCGCTTGATACATCTGGAATCCGTCAGCATCTTTTGATTGCATAGCACGTTGAGCCAGTACACCGTAAACCAAACAGTCATGAGCGATGTTTGGTAAGGGGCATTCAGTTGTATCTGTAATCGGTTGGGCAACACCATTAACATCGTATTCCCAGTAGTCTCCAGGGATGCCATAACCTTCAAGCATTAACCCTTGAGTAATGGCAGCTGCTGGAGGCGGATATAGTGCGATTTTATTTGGACCAGAGAATACAGCTAACGTAGGATAAGCTGATGATCCATCATTTCGCACCATATCTACTTTGCGATTGTATGCGTCAAATATACGCATACGCTCCCAGGCTCCACCTGTGTTCTTGACCTGGACATTACGAATTCTGTACAGGTCAGGCGAACAGTATTCCGATGTATTAGCTACTAGGTCTAAATATCTCCTGCCGTTGAAACAGTCTGTAGACCTAGCAATTTGATTAGCAACTTCCACAATGAGGAGGTCAAGACCAAACGGATCCTGATCAGAATCAGAACCAAAGTAGTGCCGTCCAAGAAGACGGATACGGCGTTTGATCTCACCTCTAGTCATTAGGAGTAAGCTCCGTCTCGGCTTGGGACAAGGTCACAACGAACCAATGCAATAGGTGCAATGGTGCTTGGAATCGTCAATTTTAGCCATCCACGTACATATTTGTATGCGTCTTGAATAGCACCATATTGATCGATGAAACCGCTGATAAGACCTACAGGAGCATAGAACTCTCCACCTGCATAGTTAGGTTGGACAAAGAATGATGCACCAGTAGAAATTGCTAATGTGGTAGTCGATGCTGACCCGCCAAGTGTATTACTGATTTTAATAACTTGTCCTGTGTAACTTGACGTAACAGAAATTACATAAAATCTTTGGATGTTACCACCACCAGTAACAATTGGAGGGACAACAGTATCGGCTGCCGCAGTTGGAACGTTAGTACCAGCAGCTGCTGTGCCTGTCCAGTAAATTACATCATTGACTGCGTAATTAACTTGATTGGACAAATACTTAGTTGCTACAGATGTACCTGTAGTACCAGTTGCAACAAGTGGAGTTCCTCCAGGAGTTGCCGCAACTTGAACTGTTGCAGTTGTTGTACCTGTTGGTGTCATACTGACAACGTAATAAGGAGTTGCTGTTGCGATAGGAGCAATAGCTGCTGTGAAATACAACGCGTCACCAATACTACAAAGTGGAGCGGCTGTAATGTTTGCAGATCCAGTTGTAATTGTGGAAGTACTAGTTACAGTTGGATACGAAACTGTAAAGTCAGATCCACCTGCACCAGCTGAAAACGTATTTACAATATGCGTTTTAAACGACTGAATGTCAGTAGGAGATTGATATGCAGTAGTCCACGTCGATCCATCTTTTGACACTTCAAAACCAAATTGAAATGCGGATGTTGTCGTAGCCGCAGGTAGGTTGTTGTATGTTGGCTGAGCCATCATCCACCTCATAAAGAGGTTGTTTACACCGTTACTACCAAACGGCTCAAGGCTAAGCGGTGCTGACGTATAGGTAGAACCTGTAGTCATACCTGCTGTACCAGCGTTAATTACGCCAAGCGTTTGAAGCAAAGCATCTTTTGCCATGTTATTCCTTTCAAAAAAGGGAGGGTTTCCCCTCCCCTTATATTAGATAGCGCCATCCTTGGCGTTGACGATTGCTGCAAATACGTTACCAGTGAAGCTATGAGCAGAACCAGCTCCAAATGCACGACAGCATAATCGAACTCGAAAGAATCGATAGTTGTCATCAGCAACAACTGTGTTCTGTGCACCTCTAGGATCGGATGTTCCAGAAATAGTTACTAAGTTGTTGATTTGACCAGAAGGTCCGTAAAGTGGAACATACATCTGTACAGATGAATCACCACTAATTGTATTTAAAGTTGCATATGCAATTTTAAATGCTGTTACATCAACAGGTAAAGTTGAAATTACACTATAGTTTGTGCCGTCTTTACTTGCTTCAACAACAGGATTAAATGTCCAATATGTTGTTGCATCACCACCAGTAGAACTGACAGCCGAAACGCTAATGTTCATTTTGACGAACAATTCAGATCGGTTGTTTTGTCCACCAATAGCACCCAAGTCAACTACAGATCCAACAAGCGAACCTGCTGGGCCAGTAACATAACTACCAGTGTATGTGGGCACAGGAATAGCAACCTGCGCAGAAAACGCAGTGCTGCCAAACCTAAGTAAAAAATCTTGTGCCATCGGTTACTCCTTATGCAACCTTTACGTTGTAGACACGGCCTACAGCACGTACGTGAGGTGTCCAGAGACCAACGCCCCAGTCAAAGACGATGTTGTGAAGAACGCCGTTTTCTTTGGACAAACCAAGGTAGGTTGGTTTGAATGGACCGCTCTGCCAACCAGTAGCATAACCTGAGCCATAGCGAACAGCATAGATGGATTCAAGTCCAGTAGCAGATGATGTTTCAATACCAGCTACTGTCTCATTACCAAGTACGTGCGTTACACCGTCTGCGCGGCGTCCAACTGAACGAACAGTTGCAGCCTTGTACTTTTCAACAGGACGATCGAAGGAATCGCGCGTAATGTCGAAACCTGCGCCGATGCCCATATTCCTGATCGCCCACTCAATACGGCGTTTGGTACGCTCAGAAACGTACAAGACAACGCCGTCTCCATCAGGGCTGTTCATGTTATCCAACAACTGCTGAATATAAAGCATCATGTTGTTAGCAACAGTGGCAGGTGAAGACGTGGTTGTAAGGTCAGTACCGTTAGCGTTCACCGACATTTCAGCAGGGATGTCAAACTGATCTGGGTTCGACAAACGATAGCGAAGGCCAGGGAAACAGTCAGCATCACCCGTAGCTGCGGTCGGGTCGTTGTTAATGAATTTCGTATTGAAATCATACGCAAACGACTCCATAAAGATCTGAACCTGAGCTTCAATCGGATCCACAATGTTGTTCGGCTGATCAAGGAGGACGTGGTCAACCTGGATTTTGTTACGAACAAGGTACATGGATTCTTCGTACTGCTTTGGTTTACCTTTGCTGACTGTCGGTTCTTCGTTGACCGTGGCCCAGTTGATGGTCGGAAGCGAACCAGCTTGGTTCGTAAACCGAACGCCGACCTGGCGAAGCGATGGCGAAGTTGTCAGCGGGATGTCCTTAAGAGCATTCCACGTCTTGTGAAGAGCCTTCGTAATTTCTTTTACGAGAGGGTCGTTAGAGATGATTGCCTGATCGGCGAGAGTAAGAGCCTGTGTGTCAAGCAGGACTGCACCGGATGCGATTGCCATTTGTTTCTATTCCTTATAGAGTTCCACGGCCCCGTCGAATCCCAAGCAATGCACCCCAGCCCGAAGACTGTTGCTGACCATTTCCACCGCCCGTAGGTGTTGCGCGAGCTACTTGCCCTTGCCCCATCGGTTGAGGATTTCGTCGGCTTGATTGCATTCTGCTTGCAATTTCAGGAACCAATGATCGAGTAAGTGTTTGCACTTGATTGTGGACTGCTTGTGTTGCTTGGTATGGATCCCATCCAGCATCAATCAAGTTGTCTACCAATTCAGGTGCACGTTGAGCCAACGGGAACTGTTGATACGCAGCATCACGCTGTTGCATCGACATATATCCCTGTACCTGTTGCATCTGTTGCTCATAGCGAAGCTTCATAATTTCAGCTTCTTGCTGTGCTTGCGCTAGAGCAGGATCCAACATTTGCGAATCTGCCAGTTGTTGATACCGATATCGAATTGCATTCTCTTGCGCTTCTTGTTGTTGTTTCGCAAGCATTTGATCGACTTGATCAGCATCTTGAAAGCCTTGGCTTTCCAACTGTTCGATTACCCGACCCCATCGATTTAGTCGGTCTTCATAAGCAGCGGCTTGCCGAGCACGTTCGTTTACTTCACGGAAACGTTCGTACGGGACAGGATTTGGATCAACATGACCATCGTCATATTCATCGTCTTGTTGTCCTAGCCCAAGAATGTCATCAGCAACGGAATCATAATCATCCGCTTCCGAAACATATTCTCCGTCATAACCACTGTCTTGATCCGCGTCTTGACCTTCGTACTCACTTATCGCCCATTGTGAGTTATCATCGGGACCGGCGTTATCCCGAATAAAGTCTCCAACCGCTTCACCTAAACCTGTCGCTCCCGCTGGTGAATCGGGAGTTGGCATCACCATCTCGTCAGGCACTTAGTTCTCCTATTTTAGCACACCCTATTTTTTATTTTTACCCTGTTGCTTTTCAGTCGATGAGGTACTGGGTGAGTTGTGAATGCTTCCTGCAATCACATTGTTAGCTATGTCAGCTACGTGTTTAGCCGCATAACTTTCGTTTTGAGCCTGTGACTGAGCATTGATCTTTTCAATGTCCGCACGAGACTTAAGGTCGATTAACTGTTGTTGTTTAGCCAGATCAAGCTGCATTTTCATCTGTTCAGCTTCAGGGTTAAATGCAACTTGCTTAGGCTGTGATTGCATAGCCATCTGCTGTTGTTGCATTTCCATCATCTGTTGTTGCATAGCCGCTTGCTTCTGTTGCTGTAAAGCCAAGACTTCCAATATGTCTGAGGTCTCAGGCAACTGTAGCATCTTGACAGTAAGTGCGTTAGTTTCTGGATCTGCTGGGTCACCAAATAGACCCATCTGTCGCAACATAACAATCTTTTGCAGCTTCTGATCCGGACTGTCAGCTTGAGATGAGCCTGGGATGTAAATGACACGGAATTGACCACCACTACGGATTTGGTCAAACGTAATCACTCCCTGCTTGATTTCATTACGTGGATTGACTTGATCGTCTACTGAACCAATAAATGGTGCAACTGCATACTGATCAACAAGAGCAATTTCCCATTCTTTAATTTTCTGTATAGACTTTTCAATGTCTGCACGGATGTAGCTGTGTTGCGTATTATCAGCGCGTTGTAGTAATCGTACGGACTCGGCAGGAGTTCCAGCTTGGGCTAGGCCCTGCGAAACATCATGTAGTCCGGCAATGTCCATCATGTCTTTTTCAAGTGATTGCATAAATGACATCAAGTCTTGTGCAATACCTGGGGAGCGGACAATCTGTGGTGGATGGCTACCTCGATCAAAGTAAATTTTTCGAAGAATACGGCTAGTGTCATCGATGTCATCACCAGCTTTATCAAATGCATCAGCACCTACACGACTGTTGCGCTCAATGTATACGTAGTCTTTTTGATTCTCAAACTGCTCTAGCCATCGAGAATACAAGCGGTTATATGCCTGTTGTAGCGAACATAAGTCAAATCCAAGTGAGTGACCATATGGCGTACCAGACCTTGGTTGCCATCGAAGTGGAATGAATGGAAACTCATCTTTCTTCTTATATGGCCAGACTCCTGCGTACAACAACGCACTATTTGTACTTACGATAAAACGACCGTCAGGATACTTTGCAGATGGTTTTTCCCAATATTCATAAACAATAGCACTATGCTTTTTGCTATCAATATTGTTCATACGGACGCTAGATGGTTGAACCCATCCATTACCAGAACCATTAGCTCCTTCTAGGTAAGCATCGACGTAACCAGCATTTTGCCCAGCAATAGCATCAGGACGTACAGATTTACCAGCGTCTCCGTAATTGTCTACAAACCACGATAATGGCTTAACAGATGCATGGATCAACCAGCGAACACCTTGATCGTTTTGAGCTGTTGGATCAAGAAGTACATTGAAACATGGAACAATTTCCTCTTCCACGTCACCTAAATCAAGCTCTTCATAACCTTTGATTTCTCCGGTATCAAGAGCCATCTTAGGCATAATGACGGAACTGTTCGAATTCCAATAAACCTTTAGGAATGATGTGCCTGTAATACAAGCCCATCGCACTCGTTCTTTTGTTTGTGTTTCACGATCAAACTTTCGAGTGTAATGTCCCGCAATAAAGTTTGCTTCGTCTGCGGCACTCTGATCTTTTGGATTCATACTGAGTGGGACAGCACGTGCATCGGGAGCAACCTGTGTAAGTTTGCCAACAACACCATCAATCAGAGGACGCATCTTATTAACCGTCATGTAACGGTTTGGTTCTGCGGGGTTCTGTAGTTGTACAAGATTACGTGTCAAACTGTTGATACGAAACCATTGTCTACCTTCGAAGAACGCAAGTGCTTGTGCCCATTCAAGTTCAACTTCTTGACGAGCACGATAAGTAGTATTGAATTGATCTTTTACAAAGTTAACTACGTTGACTGCTTCTTCGGGTTGCTCTTTAGGAGATACCTTCCACTTGTTTGAATCGTGATCAAGCTTAAGGTCTTTTGGATCTTCCAGACTAAGGTTGCCAATATCAAAGCTACCAGGTGTACCAGAGTTGTCAGGCATCTTGTACGACAACATACTGGCTTGCATCTCAGCCATACCGCTTTGTAGCTGATCCAACCCAGGAGGAGCCATAGGCACGGCTGTAGAACGGCTAAACATTCCCGGAGCCGCGCGTTTCCTTCCAAATTTAGGCAATGGAATACGCATCAAATAAACCTATCTTTCTCGCCGTTCTGGATTATTTTCTGTTCCCTATCAAACCTGATCCAACGCAATTCCCACCAATTTGCCATCAAAATGATGACAATACAAGCAAGCAATATACATTGAATAATATCACTGAGGCTCATACGTATTTGTCTTCCCCATTATCCTGTAGCCACGTTGGTTTCCAAGATTGAAGCTTTGCTGTTTCTGGACAGGTAACTGGGTACTCTCGCCACATTACGCCGTATCGACATGAGTCTAATGCGTGATCGGATTTTGTACCGCCATCGAGGTCTTCAACATCACGTGGGTCAGACATGGCTGCTTTCATTTCTCGAATAAGATTTGGGCAAGCATGACGGACAATCTTGAACCTGGGTGTAGGTGCACCTTCTTTAATTCGACTTGCAGCTAACCATTCTTTTAACCTACGCCAACCGGCTTTACGATCTTTGACTGCTCTAACTGCCGGTAGTCCACGTCTCCACCAAATCTCAACTGGATATTCACCAATGCGTTGATCAATTCTTTCTGGTGGGAAAGTATTAGCCCAGTCAAAAGCAATTGCCTCAAGCTTTGTCATATAGGCTCCATCAGGCTGGTTTCTTTTAGTAGGTTCTGCGTAACCTCTAGTTTTAAGCATATCTATGACTTCTTGTGCTTGAACCGATGAAACCATTCCAGATTTGTAGATCTCCCCAATAACGTATACATCTTCGTTTTCATCTGATGCATACAGCAAGGTACAAGCAGGAGCGTTTGTACCAAAGTCATGACTTGCCCAAAGTCTCCACCAAGGTTTAACGTCTACCGAATCAACAACGTGCCAAGGTTTGCCTGTGACGTCAAACTCTCTAAACTCAGGAAAGAACAAACCACCAACGCCAACTTCGTGTTGGCATTCTCTTAAGAATGCAATGAGTCCATAATCGTCAATCTCACGTTGACATACTTCTATTGATTTATGACACCAGTTTGGAGTGCCACCTGTAATCTTGTAACTAACACGACCATCTTCACGCTCTACAGGCTCATACGTTAGATTCTCAATAGCCGGGACAATGGGTGATTGAATTCGATTCTGGAGCATATCCAATTCACCACTTAGTGTTTGTGCCATAACCGAGTTTGCGTGAATCTTATTCTGTACAAATACAATGGCACAGTCTGTGCTTTTAGCTGGAAGGATAGTCTGAGTAATGGTTGCTATCTTCTTTTCAACTCTATTAACGGAATCATCGAGTTCATCAATGTCATCAAGAATGATGAAGTCCGGTCGTAAATGATCAAGCTTAACACCACGAGCGCCAGTATCAAGACCAAAAGCAAGTACGTTAAAGCCGTTAGCAGTGCGTAACTTGCTTGCATTCCAGCCTTTAGAAAAGCCATAACGGTTAAGCGCCCTTTCAATACCGCATCGTTCCATTGTGTGCGCAATGTCCGATACGTGTCGGTCTGCGGCTTCCTGTGTTGAGCATACATACAGTAAAAATCGTCTTGCACCTTTGACTGCTATTCTGGCAGCAATGTGTTCCATTGTTGTTGATTTACCGCCACCTCGAAACCAACATTCAATTAGTGCCGGTGGTGGTGTGCCTGTAGTAATGTTTTCAGCCCACTCCCAAGCACGGACATGATGATCACCAAGCTCACTACTTATAGCGTGTGGTGCAAACGTACGTAGCCAATGTCTATAATCCAATGATGCTCCATCAATGGCTACTGCCTTGCCACTGTCGTAATCGCCAGTTTCTATCACTTGATTAATTTGTTCATTTAAAGCTTCAAGCAACGCTACTGCTAACGGTTTGTCGGCACTAGTTAGATGCCTGAATTCTTTAGGTGTATTTCGTTTAACTTGATTAGCCATCTACAATCTCCGCATCTTGAATTTCTTCCGCATCGTGCTTGTATTTTGGCAGCAACTTATTAATGCCAGTTTGTATTGCAGTCAGCACATCGACGTCTCGCACCGAACGTTTAACTACTTCCAGAATCTGCATTATAAGCATAAAGGCTTGATCGGCTTCCAATGTATATGCTTTGGTTTGCATCATACGTTGTTCAGCTTCAACAAGATCAGCACGACGAGATATTAACTCTAATACGTCTTTAGATGCATCGTATTCATTTAAACGCTCCTGTAAAAGATCGCCTATCTGCTCAAATGCATCAATGAAATCTGGGCTACCTAGTTTTGATCTAGCAAGGTTGTATGCTGATTCAATCTTACGATATTGATCAATACTAACACCTTCACCAGCAGCTTCAGCACGAACGTCAACCAATGCTGTTAGGTACGCAGTGTCATCCCTAAGACTAAATAATTCTGGATCATCTCGATGTGCATCTACTTTTTCCAGTAAGTCTTTTCCAGCTTTTGCAAACCTACGTCTATTTACTTTATAAGCATGAGCCAAAAACTTAGGTTGATCGTTACGTTTGATTAATTCAATGCCATGGTGTTTACAGTAATCATGACCTGATATTGCTATTGCACGGCAACGTACACGTTCACCATTCTTCTCAATAATGGCATTGCATATTAGATGCTCACCATGTTGAGTAATGCGGTACATACGTCCGTCTCTCTCTACATAACGAGAGTCATTAAATTCTTGTGCATAGTTCATCTCGTAAGTATACTGTCAGGGTTATGAAAACATCACCCGATCACTACCGTGCTGTAGTAAAAAAACATTTTCAACCAGTTTACGTAGCCAAAGCCTGGAACCTTGGTTTTGAATTATTCACAGCTATTAAATACATTGCTCGTTGTGGACATAAACCTGGTGAAACTGAATTCGATGATTTGTCAAAAGCTATCTGGTTTTTGGCGTTCTATCTCACTAGTAATACTGACAAGTGTGATGAGATTGTCAAATTACTGACACCCGAAAAAACAAGCCTCCCGTAGGAGGCTTGATCTTTATTTCTTGACTTGGTACTGAGTACCTTCTTCAGCTTTTTGTTTAATTCGTTCGTATTTTCCGCCCTTACCGTAATCACCAGATCGGTAGTAGTTCAACAAGTTTTGTCCTCTACCTTCCATTTCTGAATTAAGGCGTTCAGTAATTCCTTGATCAGGATGTTGCTTAAGCGTCTGATCTTCTCGGAACTTACCGAATTTCTGTCGCAAACTATTCCTGGTGTCCTCATCAAGATTATCCGCTTTCATCATGCGTTCAAGATGATTTGCACCAACATTCAAACCTTTGCGCAATGTAGCATCAAATGCTTCACCAAGATATTCATCTGGCTTGCGGATTGCTCTTTGTGAAGCAACTGCTTGGCGTGTCATGACTGATCCGCCTCCGTAAGATGGACTGCTAGGTCGCTGTGCGCCACCGCCTCCACCTTGGTTTCCGCCTCCTTGATTTCCACCACCAGGTGAATAGCTTGGGTTTCCTGCACCTGATTCCATAGGAGTAGTTTGTGGAGCTGGTGCTTGTGGCTTAGGCCCACGATTCATCCATGGAGCACGATACCAATCGGCTGGTGCAAAGCGATCGTAAAGTTCGGATGCCGTAGCTGCTGCCGCAAGAACGCCAGCGCCTTTACCAACGCCTTTAAGAATACGTCCTCCAGTTGCGACTGCAGCTGCTCCTCGACCAGCACGAGCCGCTGTTGCAGCTCCTGCACGTGCACCACCACGAGCCGCTGTTGTTGCTCCAGTTCGTGCCCCACCACGTGCACGGGATGTTGTAGCCGCTGGGGTTGGCGTTGCCGTTGTTGGTGCTGGCGTTGCGGATGCACGTCCTCGACCACGCCCTGTACCTGTTGCAGTTGCAGTTGGAGTTGGTGTTGGAGTTGCTGTTGCAGATCCACGTCCTCGACCACGCCCTGTACCTGTTGCAGTTGCAGTTGGAGTTGGTGTTGGAGTTGCTGTTGCAGATCCACGTCCTCGACCACGTCCTGTTGGCGTTGGAGTTGGAGTTGGAGTTGGTGTTGCTGTTGCTGTTGCAGACCCACGTCCTCGACCAGTACCCGTACCAGTTCCAGTGGATGTACCAGTAGATGTGCCAGTAGATGCACCGCTTGTGCGTGAACCACGTCCACGTCCTGTGCCAGTACCCGTTCCAGTAGCTGTGCCAGTTCCTGTACTCGCGGTAGCTCCACCAGTGCGCGATCCTCGTCCCCGACCCGTGCCAGTACTTGTACCTGTTGCAGCAGTACCTGTACCTGTGGCGGTAGTGCCTGTAGAAGTACCAGTAGCAGTACCTGATGTAGATCCACTAGCACGAGATCCACGACCACCACGTGATCGTGTTGTGCCGGTTGCTGTACTTGCTGTACCAGTACCGCTAGGGGTTGCTGTTGCTCCAGGTGCGCCAGCAGCTGCTGCTGCTCCGCCGCCACCTATGATAGGGGATGGTCTTCGTGCCACGGTTGTTCCTCCAGAACTGTGATTGTTGTTTTGTGCATTTGCTAGCTGTCTTGCTCTTTTGCCTAATTTATGGGTTAGAACTCCCATACCTACTGATGCAACACCTAATCCCGCACCTATTTTCATTAAGTTTGGGCCAAGATTCTCTAAATTTTTCCCAGACCAAAATCCAGCTTTTCTCTCAAATTCATCATGTTCACGTTGTTTTCGTCGTTGTGTTTTTGAATCAAACTCTCCACTATGATCTGGTACTACAAGGCCACTTTTTAATACAATATCCCGTTGATACCCTTTAATAAAATCTTTTCGATAATTTGTATATCGTGATCCTTTAAATGGTCCAGGATGTGATTCTTCACTGGGCTTTTTAAAAACTGATTCTTCGCGTGGCATTTTAGCAGTTCTTTTTTTTGCATCCAGCGCACTTACAACCTGCCGGATGTGGTTTTTCTACACCCATAATTTTGGACATTGATTTAACTTTAGCCATTATTTTGCCCTCGCTCGTCCTTTGTAGCCTTTACCAATAACAACTTTACCACCAGGACGCAGGTGTTCTTTGCGTTCAATGCCCATCATTTGTGACATAGAAGGAGTTTTCTTAAAGCCATGTTCCTTCTTTTCCATCTGTTGCATTTGAGCACGTGTTGGAGCTTTTTTCATACCGTGTTCTTGACGTTCAATTTCTGGAAGGTCACGGGTAAACGTTTGAGCGTGATTGATATTTTTATTCATTTGCAGTTCCATGCACGAAGGCTTTTATTGATCCTGCTATTGGGATCGTTAGCTGTTTTTGAAGACGTGTTAACGCGCTTCATCCCTTCCATTCTTGCGCAAAAGCTTTTACGCCTTGATGCGTCTTTAGGTGTTTTAGGATTTGGAGCTGGTGGTTTCAAATTTAAACCCTCGGTTTTTTTGAAATGAGCGCGACCAGCCGCGTTCAATCCACCTTTTGGATTTTGGTATTTCTTAACGACACCCATAAATATGATTGTACATCACTGTTTTAAACGACATTGCACTAGCAAGTCAGCAAGTATATACTACACGTATGTTGTCATCAGTAGTGTATGACCAGTTAATAATTGAATCGTTACTTATAACAGCGTCTCTCCCGCAGGAGAAACAAGGAAAATGTAAATTAACGATCGTTAAAACAGTTAGCGGGACATACACTTTTGAGTTTACGAGACCTTATGAAATGTGGTTAGTAAGCATAAGCAACGATAAGCAGCGACCATTCTTTATGGTTAATAAAGAAGATGATCGTATCAGTCTTGAGTTTTATAAAACGGATAAAGCTGCATATACAGCTTGGAGAAATTATGAGCAACGATACAACGGAAACAGCAGTGATCTCAGCAGAAAAGCCAGGTCTAGTTCATCCACTGTCATCACGAGAGTTGGAGATATTGAAACAATTAAACAGCAAGCGAACCGCAAAAATGATCGCCGCAACTCTGGGGATCAGTCATCGAACGGTTCAATTTCACACGGACAATCTGTATTGGAAATTGTCGGTTAGTGGATTAAATGCACGTGACCGAGCTGTTAAACGCGCACGTGAACTTAGCTTAATCGATTAAGCATGAAATACTTATCGGTTTGCAGTGGCATAGAAGCTGCTTCCGTAGCTTGGCATGAATTAGGTTGGACACCAGTGGGGTTTTCCGAGATTGAGAAATTCCCATCTGGTGTTCTTCACGATGCGTTTCCTGATGTTCCAAATTACGGAGATATGACTCAGTTTAAGGAGTGGCCAATTGAAAGAGGTTCAATTGACGTTATCGTTGGAGGAACCCCCTGCCAAGCGTTCTCCGTTGCGGGTTTACGGAAAGGACTCGATGATCCACGAGGAAATCTCTCGCTCACTTTCGTATCAATGGTTGAACACTTTAAGCCAGAATTCTTTATCTGGGAAAACGTGCCCGGTGTTTTGTCATCCAGCGGAGGACGGGATTTTGGCTCCCTCCTCACAGCGGTGGGGTACATCGGGTATGGGTGGGCCTACCGAGTGCTTGACGCTCAATACTTTGGAGTCCCCCAAAGACGCCGTCGAGTCTTCCTTGTCGGACATATTAGTGGCGATCCCAGACGTGCCGGAGAAATACTTTTTGAGCAAGAAAGCTTGCGATGGGATAATTCGCCGAGCCGAAAAAAGACAGAAGGCATTACCTCCGCTACTACTACAGGCTCTGTTAGCTGTAAGTGGGCAAAAGGAACAGGCGGACCCGCAGGAGATGAAGCCTACAACTTAGTTACTGTTTTGTATGATCATCATCCAAATGACAGTCGTATTGTTGGACCTGTATCGGAATCACCAACAGTTGCGGCCAGGTGGGGAACTGGAGGAAACAATGTTCCGATTGTTCAACATACTATGCAACCACTGGCATTCGAACCTGGGTCAATTGCTAGGAATGCAGGTCCATCAGACCTAAGTCCTTTATGCCCAACGTTGAGAGCTGATATGGGTGACAATCAACCAGCAGTAATTGCTCTTGCTGAAAACACTATAGGTAGACAACCTATGAATGGTGGTAACGGCGATGGCTTTACCGTTGGCGGTCCTATGTACACGTTAAACGCAACTGGCGTACATGGTATATGTCAAACTGAAGAGCATAAGTCGTTTACACCATCATGTGTTCGATTAGGTAACGAAGCTCATTTACGTGACACTACAGGCACTATATTAGCCAGCCAAGCTAAGAATGGTGATAACCAGCCATTAGTATTGAATACTGTGCAGATGCTTGTACGAAGGCTTATGCCTATTGAATGTGAGCGGTTACAAGGTTTTCCTGATAATTGGACAGACATACAGCCGCGTGGAAAACCTACCCCTGATAGTCCCAGGTATAAGGCTATTGGGAATTCGATGGCTGTACCAGTGATGAAATGGATTGGTAAACGAATCGATCAAAAAAGAAACCAGGAGATTTAACTCTCCTGGTTGTTTTGTTTTTTATCCCAAGCTTCCATGATGATTGGAATTTCTGTTCGCAGAATATCCGTTATCTTATTAGCTATTTCTCGATGTTCTTTTTGCGTATCGTCTTTGCTCCGCAGCTCAATATAATGTAACCAGGATCTGATGCTTCCTGTCATGTACAAAGTTGTAGGCGTACATAGAGGCAAAATAAACCTAGCTGTTTCAGTAGCAAATCCTACTTCAAGCAGTTCCTCATAACATTCCATTGCATATTGAATTGCACCATCCGCATCAACCAGCGCCCTCATTTGCTTATCGGTCATGCTATCTACGTCAACCTCTAAACTTGATTGCCTATTAGTAGCACCAGCTAAACGTTGATCCGGGAGGTGAATTGCATTGTCTACAACAGCATAACGCTGACTGAATTCTTGAAACGTAAAGCTTCTATGCCGCAGGATTTGTGCACTGATTGCTCTTGTAGTTTTGATTTCAAAACAAGCATATGCGTGTTCAAATACTGACCAATGGTTCTTCCTAATGCAATATCCAAGTAGTCCCATTGACGTTGAGTTTTGATTTTTAGGATTACTGACACGTGCAATATATGCTGTCATTGGTTCAGCATTGGGAGTAATCCATACAATCTTTGCATCATTCATTTAATAGTTTTTCCCATCGAGATTTGGTATCTGCCGGTTGATCTCGTCTTCGTGGTTTTCCATCACTGTGATTCCATAAACCGCCTTGTGTGCTGGCTACAAACTTCCATCCAGAAGCTTTCAGTGATGTGCCTGGTTCATCAGACAATATGTATGTCTGTATCTTTTTGAAACCCATTTCTTTTGCTACACGAGCAGCTGCACCATAAAGCTTAGAGCAAACATTCGGCTGTCCATCAGTGCATAATCGTGTGACTTCGCAAACCTCTAGTTGATCACCAGAGTTACGGCATACAGGTCTACCAACAATAACAACTCCCAAGACTTCGTCATTATCGTTTACGCATTGTAATGAAAAGCGATGACCCACCACAGACTTGTGATGTCTATGATGGGCATCTATGTAAGCGTTGGCTACCCGTAAATTAATAGGTTTGATTTTCATTTCTTGGGGATATCTAGCTCATCGTAAAGGTTGTCTTTACGTACAGATTCCTTAAGGTCAGCAATTGTATTTTCCAAGACTTCCGTATAGGTTTTAGTAGTATGGATGTCAAGGTGCAGATTTTTAATTGTGGCTTTAGCGTCCGAAAGTTCTTTCTGCAATTTATCTGCACGTGTAATTTCTTCAATAAGGCGCTTGTGTGTAAGTGCAAGCTTTGTGTGTAGTTCTCGTAGATATGTAAACGGATTTCTCATAATGAACCTAAAAGGTGCAGTGTTTCCACTGCACCAATGTGTTTATGCAAACGGATCGTCGATGTCTTCTGTTGCAACGACCTTAGGTGCTGCAGATGATGCGGTGAATCCGCCAGGATCACCTTCCTTAGCCTTGTCAAGTGGAGTGAGGTCATCAACGATGATCTCGTACACTTTACGTTTAGTGCCATCCTTTGCTTCGTACTCACGTGTGCGAAGCTTGCCAACAACAGCTACCAACCGTCCTTTGCGAAGGTAGTCACCAGCAAAGGTTGCTGTCTGACCAAATGCGGATGCTTCAAAGAAGTCCGTTTCCTTTTCACGACCACGACGATCAACAGCAATGCGAAGTCCGGCAACAACCTTGCCGTTAGCTGTGTTACGAATCTCTGGATCTGCGCATAAACGCCCAACCAGAGTAATACAGTTCATCATTATGCGTCCTCGTCATCCAAGTGGAAACTAGGGAGTGCCACTGGCTTAGTTGTAGACAAACTGTTGATAACTTCATTAGCCAACTCAAGCATTGTCTTTGTGGGACATTTGCCGTTCTGGTTAATAACGCTTTCGCTATAAAGGAAATTCCATGCCTGAACAGGAGTAAACGTGTACTCATCAGGATCGGAGCTTGGTGTGATGTGAAATACTGGCCCAGTGGACGTAAGTCGGAGCATAACATTGAAGTCCGAATCTCGTCCTGCCTTACAGATTGTAATCATTCTGTAGTCCTTCCGTAAAAATCAAACAGAGACATTATACCCGCAAGTAAGCATAGCTTCAATAGATGGATATACCATTTGTTACAATGAGCAATGACTAAAGAGTACACTTCCCCTGGGCAAATTATTAACGCTGATGTAAGTGCATACTATCCAGCTAATACACGTATGCAGGGTGGGTATAAAACATTCAATGGAAACCCTGTTGGTCGTGGGCGTATTGCAGTAGATCCAGACACTATTCCATTTGGGTCAAAAGTGTTTATACCAGGATACGGTTGGGCTATTGCCGATGACACCGGCGGTGCTATTAAAGGTAATAGAATTGATCTAGGGTATGGTCGTAATGAAGGCAAAGCTGCTCTAGCGTACGGAAGGCAAAAGCATCAAATTCACGTTTATCCACCAGACACTGATTTGATGGGAGCTAAGGATCCAGCGCAGCTCGAAGAGTTTATGCGTAACAAGTATAACTTCGATACCGTCATTAAACCTATCCCAGTTAAACCTATTGAAAAGGCAATGAATCAACAGTTCGCTCCTAGTGCAATTAGCAACAAAAGTGCACTTGGATCAATGATGGTTAATAGTCAATCCGGAATGTTTCCAGAAGCTAACAACGCAGTCAGTATGCAACAGCTAATGAAAATGTATGGCAAGCAATAAGTATGAAATTTAAGATTTCAACTGAGGATGATATGTACTTGGCGGTTACTGCTATACATAAACACTTTAAGGATAATCCAGACGAACCATACGTTGAGTTGATTGCTGACAAAGACGGCGTAATGGAAGTTGTTGGAAGGATTAATAACCCAGCATTTACCGAATTGATATACGCTGTAAGTTATGCAATGGGCAATCTAAAACGTAAAAACTCTGTACGCACGGTAAAAATAAACACGAAATAAACACGTGTTTAATGTAGAATAAACACGCCACCGAGAGGTGAGCATTGTATGAAAGCGTGAAAACCTCGTAAGTACTACCTGTCATACTAACTCTGCAAAACAAAAAACACCTGCTTCTTGATCCCGTAAACCCGGATGAAGATCAAGCTCTGCGGGTGTTTTTTGTATAATGCCAGTATGAAAGCAACACTGTACCAATACGCTCTTAAGAATATCTCCGTGGTAGATGGTGACACCCTAAAAGCTGATCTTGATCTAGGATTTGGCGTGTCTTTGACAGCTAAAAAGATTCGCCTCGAGCACGTTAATTGCCCCGAAAAAGATACACCTGAAGGTATTGAGGCCAGGAACTTTACAGCTGGTTGGATTATGGGCGGAAAAGACCTAGTGGTAATTGTAAAGAACCACCGAGAAGACAAGTATGGACGTATCTTAGGATCCGTCATTATGGACGGCCAAAGCTTAGCTGATCTACTTAAAATTAATAATCATGGAGTAGATTACGAAGGCGGCAAACGTTAAACGCCAACCTCTCGATACCTACTCATGACCGCAGGATCAGAAATCATTCCAGAGTCGATACCTTTATCAAATGCCTTCTGGTGATAAATCCTTGCAAAGAACAAATCCTCAAGCTCTTTGGCTTGTTGTTCTGTGAGCTTATCTCTTCGAGCTACGTGGTGTAAGTAATCTACAGCTGGGTCAAGACCTCGTTGCAATGCAAAGTCAAAGACTTCTCCAAGTTGATTAAACACAGCAGGTCTTGATCCGCTTGCTCCACCAAGTTGCTTTGCAGCGGCAGGGTTAAAACCTCTACGTGTAAAGTCACCAGATGCTACCTGTCCTGATTCACCATAAATTTGTGCTCGTCTAGCAGCGCTTGCAGCTTCCTGCTCAGGTGTTTCATATAGCCCTAGAAACTTACCTAAAGGGATAGTAACGTCACGCTCAAATTGCGTAGCAGGTGGTGTCTTAGAGCGATCAGTAGGGGTAGTTGCAGCTTGAATGTTTGCGTTATAACGAGCGCTTTGACGTCCTTTATTCCACAGCTCAGGAAGATGAGGCAAGGTTTCCTGTGCTCCCAAAGCGACTAATGCCGTATTTGGATTTCTAGCTCCTCTAAGTAATCCTGCACCTGCACCATTATAGTTGGATACAGCAGGGTTTAAACTAGCTAATCGAGCAATTGATCCAATGCCACCAACAACGTTACCAACTGACGGATCAAACTCTCCTTGAGCAATGCTTGCACCTTGATTCGCAAGGTTTAAAGCATCTCCAACAAGAAACGTTTTGCCACCAGGATAACGTGATAATGTCCCACCTGGCCCACGAACTTTAGTAGCAGGTGCTACTGGACGTGTCCTACCAGTTAAAGGACGTGTAGGTGTTGCAGCAGGTGCAGTAAAGTAGTTTGCAGCTTTCTCTGCACCATGCTTAATACCGCTGACAGCACGGCTTCCGTAGTCACGTAACGTACTCAAGTAATCAGGCATGATTCATTATAGCAACTTGATTACTGCTGTCCTGTACTGCCAAATCCACCTTGCCTGGGCTTTAATGCTGTAACAACATCAGGTGAGTCAGACAGCTTTGCAAACACCAGCTGAGCAATACGCTGATACGGTTCTATAACAAAATCTTTTGATCCCAGGTTCATCAATATAACCTTGACCTCATCTTCGTAATCACTGTCTATGACGCCAGGTGCATTCAATACAAAGACACCATGCTTAGCTGCCATTCCACTACGACTGCAAAGCAATCCAACAACATCATTGCCGAATTTTGTTGAGACTCCCGTAGGTATAATCGCATGAGATCCTTTAGTTAGGATATGTGTCTCAGGCAACGATGCACGTAGATCGTAACCAGCAGAACCACCCGTAGCCTTCTGTGGCATTAGGGCAAAGTCATTTGTTAAAAGAGTAAAAATCACCATAGTTAATAAAAAAGAGATGTAGCGCAGGGCGTTTCCATGCATGGCGCTACACCTCTTATCCTCGTTTTACCACATCAGTTTGCACGACAACGTTGAATGCTATTCAACAGTTGCTCGTGCTTAAGGCTGTTTAGCACTCGCTTGTGTTGAGTGCCAAGCAGAATACGTCGAATCTGCTCATACGATACACCAAACTTACTAGCAAGCATTAAACGCTTGTGACCTTCTCCGTGTAGGAGATGGATCTGTCGAACCTGGTTAGCAGAAAGCTTCTTTGTAGACATAATTACAGACGCTTACGCAGCTCTTGACCAGCATAGCGAAATAGAGCTTTCAGAATGTCAATCTCTAGCTGTGGAATTTCATTCTCCAAATCACGCTTTGATAGATAATCGCCAATAGGCTGATCTTTGTGACGAGTCACGTTAAGTTTTTTGCAAATATAATCAACCAATTTTTCCTTCATTGTAAGTACCTCCAAGATTTGCACCCACGCAAGTATATCATTAGTTCATATGCATACACATTAAGGTTTCTACGGCGGGAGAAATGAGGTTTTTTGGAGATGCTCTATAGGAGGAGGGGACAATATTTTTAAAGGTAGTAGGGGTACATTGCCACACCCCCCACACAAAGCGTAAATAATAAAGCTAGGGGGAGGGGGGCGGTACGGGAAACACACGCACGTATATATCTCTCAGGGAGCGATAGCGACCTGAGACTATCGATGAGGAGGAGGGCGGACGGAGGATGGATAGAAGATCAGATCAATACAGCTAAGCGGATACACACATACTAAGACCGAGCGAAGCGAGGTTTTTTGGGGCCCCACATGCCGGAAAAGTACAATAATCGCCCGGAGTTGTTCAATAATTATACTTGCTTGCTTGGTATACTAGGGGTGCGGCACTTGGGCTTGCATTGTGAAACATTAGGGGGATATATGAATCCTAAACGGTTGTTTGTTTGGCTTTTGGTTTTGGCGTTCGGGCTTGCTACCTTCGGGGCTTGCAACGATGGCAGGATAGAGAATGCTACGGAGGTGGCACGATGACACAGGGTGACTTCTTCATTGTCTTGACTCTTGATGTCAAGGTAGGGCACAGTATTGATGCCCTCGAATCTAGGATTGCATCGGCGGGGGCTTGTGCTATCGCTTTTCAGGGGCTTGACATTTCGGCAGATAACTTCCAACGCTCTACCGATACGCAATTGCAAGTCGATGTAAACCTTGATGTGCTTGTACCTCATCAATTCCGTAGGCTTGCTATGTGCTTGGCGGATATCGCTGTTGTTTCTATCGGCTATACCGGCGAAGTCTACATTTATAATGAGCTTATCAGAGTTGAGGGCGAATGTGACTTTGATGAGGTCGGCGGCTGGGACCATCACCAGAGGACAATAGAGAATGATTAGCGTACACCTGCATGATAAAGCTGCTTTATGTGGATTGACTCTAGTGGATGCATCTAACCTATACGGGCATCACGGTCATACACTTCGCATTGCTGTTATGAAAGGGGATAGAGTCCTAAGTTTTGGGACTACCTCTAAGATTCAAGAGTACCTGCAAGGTTGGCTCGATTCCTCTAGGGTGTAAAGCCTTTTGATTATATGAAGCCCCTGCTAGAATCTAGCAGGGGCTTTTGTTTTGCCTTAGCTCTTTTCTAGGGATCTGTGCGAGCTGCTTGCCAGCTAAGTAAACTTACCGGACCGAGGCTACCAGAGCCAAGCGAATCGAAACGACCCGGCCGGACGCACAAAGCCTATCGCATATCCACACGAATGCACCCACCGGAAGAAGAAGAAACAAAACAGGAATACCGGCAGTCAAGTGCAATGAAGCGAAGCATTCTTGCACGATAGAACTGACGGTTAACTGTGTGTGGTTATTCTTTTATGGTTGCATTCCCATTCTTCACACCTCTCTATGTTCTCGATGTACCTTATATGCTTTGTGTGTGGGGGTGTGGCAATGTACACATCTCTTATAGATTTCCCTCACACTCTGGATATCTCTATGCGAACGCACGTGAGTATAGACGTTCGGGGTGCTCTATGCTTGAGCGAATGCGAGAGGATACGGTCTCGGTATCTGGGTAGCTTCGGTCTTCTCTTATTTTTAGGTAGTAGGGGTACACTCTCCCCACACCGCACACAGGACGCTGGTAAGTATCACACAGCACACAGAAGGAAAAGGTTTTGGTTGTCTCTAGGCGAACGCACGTGAGTCTAGACATAAGGCTCCCCTATAGTTTTTTATATTTCTGCCCAGGTCTCTAACTCCGCCCTCTCTATGCCTGAGTGCACACGAAGGGATATGAAGGGGTCTCCGTCCCGCTTTAGCGGGATCAGCCCGCCCTTAGATCTCCCCTAAGAAAAGCTTACACAAACTGAGATGTAATGTAGAGAAGAATTGTTTAACAAAGTGCAGAAACATACAGCCCCGCGCAGCGGAAAAAATTTTTTGGGGCTAAAAAAGCCTTCCGGTATTTTTTTGTATATTTCCGGTATTTTTGACGCAGCTAAATTTGCTTTGCTGGTTCGCCTTGCAAGTACGGCTCCTTGGTTTTTGGCTGGTCAATCGGCGTTAGCGTCCATCCTCCCGAGCTGCCTTGCTTTGTTTTGTCCTCGTTTTGGGTGCTCTTGATATCCTGGCGTTTTGTTGTCTGTGCTCTTGTGATTTTATACCTACTGGGTGGTATAATCCTTGCATGTTTACTTTACCAATGGCAACGGCTCTGCCATCAATGAGCCGCCCTTCCTCCTCTGACGTCCAAGCCGTCCTCGCCTCCATGGTGTCTGCCATCGAGATAAGCCGTAACGGTAAGATTGGCCCGATATCGGCTACATCTGCCTCTCAGTTATCGTGTCCCGGTAGCCAAGAGGGTGACCCGTTCCGCTGTCCGTTTTTGGGTGCTGGGTGCTTTGCGGAAGGCAATATGCAAGGTATGCATACCCGCACCTTGAATGCTCTTATTCCAATGGTGGCGGCTTGGGCTACGGCTGAGGATGTCGCACGGGCCGAAGCTCTTGCCCTTGACGGCTTGACGGGAAAGCGTCCTTGCCGTGTGCATGTTGTCGGGGATTGTAAGACACCTGCAGCGGCTCGAATCCTGAGCGAAGCCGCTGCCCGATATACCGCAAAGCATGGTCAGGTCTGTTATACCTATACTCACGCGTGGCGGTCTGTTATGCGTTCAGACTGGGGCGGGGTGTCCGTGCTGGCGTCTACTGAGCGTCCGTCTGATTTGCCTGATGCCGATGCTCGTGGGTTTGGCTGTGCGATGGTGGTGGACCACCACGAGGGTAAGGGGCTTGTAGACCTTGGCAATGGATTCAAGGGTATACCGTGTCCTGAGCAAGTAGGCACGAAGGAAAGCTGCCTTGCCTGTGGTTTGTGCTTCCGGGCGGATTGGCTACGCTCTAAAAAACTGGTCATCCTCTTGGGTGCTCACGGTCAAGGCGTGAAAAAAGTCAAGGCTACGCTAGGCAATCTTAATGATTAGTCTGATGTGGTTCCTTTTGTTCTTCGCCTTGCTGGTCTTATACGATAGGCTAACACGGTGATGACATCCCCCCGGCTCCGCTGGGGGGTTTTTTTATGCCTTGTGGATGTCTGGTAGGTCGGCAGGGTTTCCCGGCTTCCTGAGCCTTTCCGGGGCTTGCTGTCTGGTCGGCTGGTTTGTCGCTGCCTTGGTTTTTAGGGTTATGTGCTCGATAGGGGAGGGGAGGGGATATCGGCAGGAAAAAAAGCTCCGTAAACTTTCCAGCTAAAAAAAGCTGAGCGGTTTTTTTAGAGATCAGTTAGCCTGACCTACCCGACCCGCTGCCTAGGGCATCCTGCCCTCGATCCTTGGCGGGAGGCGATACATCCGGCCTCGTACCTCGGCCGGAGACACACACACACCCGCAGGTAAGCCGTACCGAATATCAGCCCAGAAACTTTCCCCATACTACTTGTATATACTTGCTTGCGTGGTAATATTCTCTGTCAGCCGATGCTGGCAAGGTGAAACACTATGGAAAAAGAAAAGACAGTCGCAACCGTCTCAGTCGAGCAAGTCGCTGAGGCATTCGTACACGCCATCAAACTGGCCAACACTCTGGGCATTCAACAGAGCGCACATCTCAAGTCTGAAAACTACCAAGGCATGAGCACTCCTACCCGCAACAATGTTGTCAAGTCATGGTCGTATGTCATGGACGGTGACCCAACAGAGGAAGAATGCACCCATCGCTATGACATTTCCACATTCTGGACAGATGTCGATATCACTGATGAGGAGCCACAGGATGATGACAGCAACAGCACGGTCTGCGACCTTGCCTTCTGCATCAACATCGACGGCATCGAGGCTGGTTTGCTTAACCGCCTAATTGCCAAGGGCTTAGACAACGAGAATGACGTCTGGTATTCCGCACCAGAGTCTGATGACCCATGGACCGTGCCGGGTATTCGTGTTGTGCTGGCTGCCATCTCTGCTGGTGGTAAGACTCCAGCCGAGGTCGCAAACCTTGGTAATGCCATCGACCCATACATCGACACGGACATGGTGCTCGAAGGGTTGGCAGACATTGCACACCGTGTCAATGGTGCAACGCTGGGAGACTTTCAAGCCACCTTGCAGCTCGGCTACGATGTAGCCCTCCATGAGTTCAATGAGAGCAAGTGTTCTTGCTGTGGCATCTGGAGCCGTGAGTACAGCAATGGCTGGAAATGCCCTAACTGCAACGCTGTTAGCGAGGCATATCTGTGAAACAGCAACCCGTCTCCGTTGGAGACAAACTGATGTATCGTGGCAACCCCTTGCGGGTTGTCACGGTCCTTGCACCAGCCCCCGGCGTTGTCTCGTATGACGCCGCAGAGGTGCTCGTTTCGATGGAAGCTTGGCAATGGGGCAAGCCATGCGGGTTTGATGTGCAACGGTATATCCCCGTTGCAGACTTGGAGAGAATCGCAAAGTGAACAAACTATTTCTGACAGACACTGTCTACACGCCGACAAACGGCATCCGCATCGCCACCGTATTCGCATCAGCACTGCCAACCTATGGCAGTGCATCGCTGTTCGTTGCTTGTGACATTCGCCGAACGCCGACAGTCGCACTCAGCCTCCCGGCGCTCAATTGCGACCCGTTCAGCGGTGACTGGTTCACGCTGGAGACACTGCTCCGCATCCGCTTCAGCCGTGCAAACGGTATCCCCACGGCGATGTTTCAATTCAAGGCTGTTGGCTACAAAGTCGATGGCACTACCATCGCACCTAAGGTGCTCGAAGCCTGTAAATACGGCAAGACCGATGGCTGGATAACCGCTGCGGAATTCACCCTCGATCCTGAGAATTACCCTGCGTACCTCACGGACGGCATCGCCTGTGTTTACACGGAGCTTCGGTCACGCTTCCGCATCGACGAGTAGACGCCAACACACTACAGGCTGGCTTTGGTCAGCCTGTAGTTTTAGGAGCATATTATGGATAGAAACTTATTTGAGTGGGAGATGGGGGAGTCCGATCGTTGGGATGATCGCGGGCATTTCACTGTCGATGCTGGAGAGTTCGCAATCACCACACCTATGGCTGACGCCATCTACCCGTGGTTTTTAGCTGTCATGGATGTATTCCAGGGCATTGCAGATGCGGATGTCGATGATAACTGGGAGTGCATGGCTGGAGCCATCCTGGCTGGAGTCATTGAACACGCTGACTCTTGCGGCGTTCCCGTGGATTTTATCTTTGATAACGATGATGAATTCGACAGCTTTTTTAGCGACATGGTTGAAAACGCATTGACAGCTAACGATTACAAACGCACAGATAAAGAGGTCTACGACATCGTTGTGGATTATCTCGATCGTGTGATTGAATAGCACACACACACCTCGCAGGTATGTTGCTGGTTGTATTGGAAGAAAAAAACTATGAACATGAATGAGTATTACAAACTCAGTACTACAGTGCTGAATCGCATTAAAGACACTAGTCCTGGAGACATCGTGGACGGTTACAAGCAGATTGAAATCCGTGTTGGGTTCAAAGACGATAAGCCTGTGACCAGTCTCATCTGGAAGTCATGGAAGCTTCAGATTTGCAGCTTCGAAGCGAAGCCAACTACTGAGGTCATGCCTCTCAGCATCTTTGTTGATGACCAAATCTATATGCACCCCAATGGACAGGATTTGATCGTGCGAACACACACGGATGACAAGACACAGAATTGGGACCAGTTGCGCCGTGCTTATGTGTATGAGGTGATTGACGCTTTCTTGTCTGGTGATTGGACACCACCATGGAAGTGCGGTTTCTGCCGGGATCGAGTCAAAGGGCTGGTGAAGCCTCAGTGGTGATATTCATGATATCTAGGCCAGGTGTGTCTGAATGGGTGGAAACACGCATTCAGGCACGTTTGCTTATGGCGGAATACATCGTAGCCATGCAGGAAGGAAAATCCACTGGCGTTGTACAGATGTGGTCAGCTATCACACCAAGGAAATATCAGTCAAAGGAATGGATTCGCTTCCTGAATGGTGCATACCCCTTGAAGCTCCGCTCATGTGTACACATCCGCTATGGTGCTATCGTCAAGCGTAGCCTGGAGAGAGATTACGCACCTAGTCGTGAATTATGGGACGTGACAACACACAGAAAGCCGCAGTTTGCGGCGTGGATTGATGTCATGCAAAAAGACCCAGGTTTACGTGAGTTGGTGTTCCGTGCTCCGGATGTTCGCTCACTTATGGTGGCAATGAAGGTTACTGGTTACAGACGTGCACACAATGTGCCAATCACCAGAGAAATACAAACATATTTATGGAGGTGGGTACATCTTACTAAAGATGATGAAACTTGATATTCTACGCTAGGTAGAAAAAGAGGGAGGCTTATGGCGGTAAGCCTCCCGTCTGATTAGGCTCGAACAGAGGAGTTCAGGTGGAGTATATCATGACCGAAAAAGCTTTACAGAACATGACACGCAGCTGCTTGGCGCTCCTTGGTTACACAATCATGGAAACTGGGAAGGCTCGTAGTAAGACACGTTGCAAGCGATGCGGGACAGAAGCGTACGCTACAGGCTGGCAGGGCAACACACCAGGCTTAGCTGATCTGTACGTCCATTCATCGTGGTGGAAAGTACCTATCGGTCTTGCCATCGAAATGAAAACCTCAACAGGAGCCGTGAGGGATGCCCAAGCATCGTTGGCTCGTCAGGGCATGACCGTCATATGCCGTAACTTAACTGACGTATTGGATGTGCTGATTAGTACAGAAACATTGTTAGGTAACCCCGAACAAGTAGAGAGGATTGAGAAATTTAAAAATGCAAACACTACCATTCTTGCCAATTAAGGCTGACAACTGGAACTACGATGTAGAAGGTCCACCACACAAGAACGTTTACATCATCAACCGCACCGACACACCTCCGACAAGCTTTAGTGCTTTGTGCACAGGTGACGAACACATCTCATTTGTTATCGTATCTGCAACTCGTGAGAAAGCTCAGGAGTACATTGATAGCACAGGTATTGGTGATCGAGAGAAGGTTGAAATCTCATCGATCTCATGGCAAACACTCTGCTCATATGCTCGTGGCATCTTACTTGATGGTGAATTCCTTTGCGTTTCTGGTGGATGGGGATGGGTTGCCAGTGCACTAACTTGGACACCTACTAGCGGATTAGTCGCTGACCCATACACGTTAGCTGTAGGCTGCCGTGACAAGAAGACTGGTGAATTCAAGAGAGATGAAGACAACAATGTTTTTATTGACCAAGATGTACCATCGTTACTTGCGGGGATTGGCACATCTACCGTAGAATCTCCTGACGCTGATGATGTGGAGTTTGTAGTTAAAACGTTTATGGAGTGGGCAACTGATGACCGCTTTGTAAATGTTCAAGGTCGTGTGCATGACGTCAAGTTTGCACTGTATATACATCCAGTCATCCAAAAGTCTATATTCGGGTCTGACCCGGAAGAAGAATTGATTAGTAGAATTGAGGAAAAGTAATTGTTTAATCCAAACGATCATTTGATTAGCCTTAAAGGCAAGTCATACCTTGAGGTCAAGTACCGCCTCGTATGGTTTCGTGATGAGAACCCAGACTGGGCAATCACAACAAGCATCATCAAGCTTGACATGGATGCCAAGTACGCTATCTGCAAGGCATCGATCGCTGACCAGAACGGTGTAGTCAAGGCTGAAGGCACAAAGATGGAGGACATCAAAGGCTTTGGTGACTTCCTTGAAAAGGCTGAGACAGGCGCTATTGGCAGGGCACTTGGCATCTTGGGTTACGGAACGCAGTTCGCCCCAGAATTCGATGAGGTAGTACCTGGCGTTGAGAACCCACGTATCGTAGATTCTCCAATTGAAACACCCAAGAAAGCTCCGGCAGCTCCAGCCCAACCTAAGCGTACGATGCGTGAGGGCGGTGTTCTTTTGAAGGCTGAGATTGTACGCTTGTGGGGCGAGATGGATAAGGAAGACAATGCTCGCATCTATCAGATGTTGAGCGGTCGTGATGACTACGAAATCGACGCTGTCTATGCTGCAGCTAAGACGCTCAGCGAATGCGGTACGTTTGATGAAGCCAACGAACTTATCAACGGTCTGGTCGAAGGACGCATCATCAAGGTGGTGGAATGATGGAACCAATAGAATGGGTTGAGATTGAGGAAGATGGGGTGGTACATCTGTACCACCCTGAGACCGGCGAGTATGCCGGTCCAAAGTCTCGATGGCTTGCACCTGAGGTGACATCCGAAGAAGAAGCTTTAGCTGTCATGAGGGCGATCACTGAGACCAAAGCAAAGATGGTTGGTATTCAAGCAAAGTATAACCTCCTTATCAAACAGCAGGAGCGTGAACTCAGGCGGTTGCAGAATCGTGAGAACTGGTTGTTACAAACCTATCAGAACCAACTCGGACGCTACGCTGAAAACAACTTGCCACGTAAGGCTGATGGGTCACTCCGTGTAAAGACATTGACTACACCATGGGGTGACATCGCCATCCGTCAGAGCAAGGCAAAGGTTAGCATTGGACACGAGGAAGCTGCGTGTAATTGGGCACATACATATTGTCCTGAATCAATCAAAGTAAAGACATCTGTATTGGTTAGCCTGATACCTGAAGACTTCAAGCAAGACCTGATTGAGAACCCATCTAAGGCAACGCTTCTTGGGTTTGATGTAACACCAGAAGAAACTAAGTACATCATCAAATCTGTTGGAGCTGATGAATGACCTGGGAAGTTGTAGCCTTGTTTATTGCTGCCGTAATCGGGGTGATGTTGATCACCCCGGTTTTGGTTTTAGCGTACATCAGTAACGTGG